TAACAAAACTTAATCTTATCGCCATTGGTTATTGTAGGATACTTTGCCTTAAGGTTTCTTTCAGCAATCATCTGGTTGTAAACAATCGTACCACGTACGTGTATTGGACATCCAGACTTTACACCAGAACCACCTTGCATCCACTTGTCAATATTCTGAACGCCTCGAGGAAATGCAACCTCTTCAAATGGCAGTTTAGAAAACTCCTCTCTAAACTTTTGGATAAATTCAATTGTGCTCTCTTCATCCTTATTCATAATCACCTCAAGTGCTTTCTTAAAATGATCTCTGCATGAAGATGGTGTTGAAGAGCGAACAGCTTCAATACCTTGCATTTTTAGTTTAGGTGACTTGTATCTGACACCCTCATTATCGTACACGTCAAGAATGTAATGCTTTTTACCAGTCCAGATACCTTTATCAGCAATTGCCTCCCTCTTCATTTTCATCTTTTGCTGATAGGCGTTGACATGATGCCCAAGCTCATCATACGTTTTGTCGATGAACGGCTCAAACACCTTGCTGCAATCACTGTCAAGAATGTCAATTAGTTCAAGTGTGTTCTTATCATCGTAAAACTTTTTGACATACTTTTCAAGATCGATATACATCGAGTCTGTATCACACGCAATTACATAATCAACGTTTGACGTTTCGAGCTTTTCGTTGAGATACTGATTGATATGTTTTTCCATCCAACGAATAGCTAGCTGGCCAGACAACGTAATAGATTCAGCATACTTTCTATCAAACCAACGAAAGAACTTGTTGCCAAGCGCACCATAAGCACTATTTAGCTGAATCTTTTTAGCTAGCTGCATGTTATGGCATCGAGCTATTTCGTTACGAAGTTCTACAGTCGGTGTTTGTTCATATTTCTGCTTAGCTTCAAGCATTCTCTTTTTCCAAACAACCCGATCATCATACATCTTTTCCATTAGGTGGGGAAGGAACCCTTGGCGGTCACGGTCAAACATACACCCAGAACCACAAAATGTTACGTTGTTCTCTTCGAGTATCTTTTTGAGTTTTGGATTTGCTATCCCACCTTGAACTAGTTGTTCAACATCAACGCCCCCTTTACGATCAACGTATGTGTCAGGAGAGATGTTGTACTGCATAATAATGTGCGGATACAGACTATTAAGGTCAAAAGAAACAACCCAGTTATGTAATCCGTTAAGTGGATCTTTTACATACGCACCTTGAATAGTTCCCTCATACTCAACACCAGTCCTACTTTCACGGTCAAAGAAAGGAACAACAATGTTTTGCGATAGCAGATAGTTGTGAATAATAACGTCCCAGATTCGCACAGTGGTAAGAGACTCGATAAGGTTGGCTTTAGCGTCGTAAGCGAGAGCACAAGCCTGCTCAATGAGCTTCATCTTATCTTCAAGTTCATAAACCAGTTCCACGTCAACAATGTTATAGTTTATGAAGTTTTGATAGTCTTTCTTATAGAATTCATCGAGAGTATCATAACCCAAACCTCTATAATCCAATTTCTTCTTACCAAGCTCGCTATGAGCGATGTGGTCTAGTTTATAACTCTCTTGAGGTGTGTATGAAAACTTCTTGTACAGCACGAGGTAATCAAGAACAGTAATTCCAGCTGGACAAAGGATTGGCACAAACTCTTCACCACCATCAAACTTGGGTGATGGGACGTAGCGCACATCGAAGAAACCAAACGGAGACATTTTCTTCGAAGATCCTTCGCCAAGAATATTTTCAATACGTCGAATCAAGTATGGCATGTCGAACCCTTCGACGTTCCATCCTGTAACGATGTCGGGGCTCCATTGCTTTGACCGCCAAACAGTTAGAAACTTTTCTAGGAGGTCTTTCTCATCTTCACATTTAATATAGATGACGTTTTTCTTTTCCTTCTTATATGGCTTTGTGCCGAGCACAACATACTCGCTGTTTCTACACAGCGTAATAGCCGTTACTTCTTTGTTTGCAGTGTTAAGATCGGGAAAGCCACCTTCCGAATCGGTCTCAATATCGAGCGTCATAACCGATATTAGAGACATATCATGAATGCACTCGCCTGGATAGTGTTTATTAATGAAGTAGTGAACAAGTTCAAATTCTTTGTAACCAAAACCATAGAACATCTTTTGGTCTTCGACACCTTTATACATTTCAATAAAGTTACGAAGGTGTTTTCTTGACTCAAACTTTTTCTTTTTAACTCGTTTGCCATCTAGCGTGCGAAACGTTGTTTGATCGGAATCTTTGGCAGGTATGAAGATTTCAGGTTCGCAAACAATTCGTTGCTCAACCCGTTTTCCTTCTTCATAACCTCTAACACAGAATTCGTTAGTCTTGACATCGTAACTAACTGCGGTATAAAATCGGCTCATAGCTAAATCCATTACGCAAAAATATATGATACATCAATTTATCAAAAAACTCAACCGCAAAAAAGAAAGGGGCCACGAGGCCCCTTTTGTTAACGCACTCTGTATGAGCGCTCTTTGTATCTTGATTGCATCTCTCTTGCTTCAAAGAGAGCGTTAACAACGTTTGATACAAATTTAAATATTGATTTCATTTCTACTCCGTTAATAGTTGCTTTGTACTTTGTGTAGGTTCGTTGATGTCTATTTTCTTAGGTTTCTTATGTTCAGGAATAATTTGTTCAAAGAAAATCTTAAGCATACCATTAACAAGATCAGCGTTCTTTATCTCAAGTGTATCATCAAGTGCAAACGTGCGAGTAAATGCTCGTGATGCAATTCCTTTGTACAAAAATCCATCTGTATCGTCTTTTGTATTACCCTTAACGATCAGTTTACCATCCTCAAGTGTAATCTCAATGTCTTGTTTTGCAAAACCAGCTACCGCAATCTCCACAACATATTTGTTTTCGTCAAGTTTTTTGATATTGTATGGAGGATATCCTGGAATGTTTTTTGCAAGATCATCATGTATCTTAGACAGTTTATTAAAGTGGTTATCAAATCCAACAAAGAATGGATCAAATTCTTTTGCCCAGTCTTGTCCGAAAGCATGTGCTAACGTCTTGATGTTAGTCATCTTTTATCTCCTTATTAAGCAAGTTAAAAATAGCGAAGGCCCCATTAGGCAACCTTCGCTATTATATATTGCAAAAATGTTGTATTACAACATTTTTATTGACGCGTTTTATTGAACGTACAGATTAGTTTTTCTTAACTAAGCGGTAACTAGCTTTACGGGAAGTTTTTTCAATCAATTCCCAACCATGCTTAAAAAGCTTTTCTTCAAGAAGATCGTGGAGGTATAACTCAATGTCATCAAAGACCCATACTGAACCTTCCACACATCGAGACTGATAGAAATCTATTTCTTCCAAAAGAGCTTCAAGTGTATGAGGTCCATCAAAGAAAACCAGCGCGTAGTTTGTCTCCACTATTTTATATTCATTATAAAAAGGAACACCATCTGCAAACCGTTTGAAAAACTCAGTATCTTCCATACACTGAATTAAAATGTTTACTGGTTTATTTTGAACATACTCGTAGATTGCAGGTATAGCTTCATTACGCATCTCATTTGTATAATTAAGTTTCAGTGAATCTCTGTTTTCCTTCTCACCAATTGGGTAATCGATATTACCGTAAGGATCAATGCAGACAATGTTGCGGTAGTAATCTTGATTTTGCAACAGATTATCGATTATAACTTTCATACTACCACCGCGTCTTGTTCCTATTTCACATATCATACCAGGAACATTTTTGATTTCCTTTACTGCGTTAGCAAGAACTTGGTAGTCTCGGCTGTCTGTTTCCAAACTCTTTGTATTTCGTTTGTTGCTTAAAACAAACTCGCGCTGAAATACTTTTTGATTACCACTATCATCAACAATACCGTTAATTTTCATTACGTTGTCGTTGATTTCCATCTGCACCTTTACATCCATAACAAAACTCCTTTCTATCGTTTACCAATATTATATTTTGCTACTAATTCCCATTCACTTTTTTCTTTATGCGAGATCACTTTAATCTGACTTAGTGGTGCTTTTGGTTCTGCTGACTTCTGAGTGCTGACTAATTTTACAAGACCCCACTCGGCAAGAAGATTTGCTATCGTATTTCTACGACCAACATCTTCTTCTGAAAAGTTTGAGGGTTTTCCATCCAAAGCAAAGAGCTCTTTAAAATGAACAATGTAATACTTTCCCTGTTTATGGAGAATGTGACAGCTCTGGAAAAGTTTTTTATCTTTTCTTGATGCCACGCCAATACGTGTCAATGTCTCTCTGACTTTGAGGAATGAATCCTGATCAATGAGCGTTACTTCCACTAAACTTTCTATATTCATGTTCCACCTTTTTGTAGTTTTTTCTTTATAAGGCTTATTTGATCACTAGAAAGTAACGACAAAGCTTGCAATGTTTTATCATTATTATACTGATAATATTGCTGTATAGCCTCAAAATCATCACTCTCCACTTTTTTAACCCACTTAGCGTAACGCTTTGAAGGGCGTATACTATTTAGAAGAAAGTGATATTGAAGCTTGTTATCGAGCAGTGGATACTTGTTCATCTCATTGCTATAAGCGATACAGTCGGGAAAATACGATAATCCACGATTGACAAGGAACGGTTTATACAGTTTTTCGGCTAAATCAGGATTGTCACTGGTATCAATAACATCCTTTTTATTATGGGTAATCGAGTTTATAAAATCAAAAGGGTTCATTTTCGGTCCAGGATTCTGCATACCACTGTGCAACATCTGCCCTTTCAAACGACTCTGTAGCAACAATCACCTTGTTTTCGTACCGATTAACAATAAATTTAACCGTTGCAAACTCCATATCTCTCGAAATTGTTGATACACGTTTTCCGTCTTTGCTTGTATAAGTGGCGAAGGCGACGAGTTTCATTTGAAAGTACACTCAACCATAATCTCAGTAAAACACGCAGTCATGTTAATTTCATGATCTGCAACAAACGCTGCTTTATACTGATAGTCTGCGAGAATAAGAACAAGTTGTGGAATACTTGCAGGAGTTAGCACCTCGGCTGCGAAGTCGTAGAACTTGCGGAACATGGTAGTCTGATCAATATCACTATTTTCACCGACCCACTTTCTAACATCCGAGAAAGACTTCTGTTTCATCGCGGATACAAGCGTTTTAAACGATTCGTCCGTGAAGGAGGTCAGAATGCCGGAGTCAATCTTTCCAACCGCTGAAAAACGCTGCAATTCGTTTAATACGCGGCGCCAATCCGGGAAATACTTCGTGATAAGAGCAGCAATTACCTTTTCTTCAAATTCAACACCCTCAGCACAAAGAATATTGATAATGTGCTTATAGAACTCAAGTGCGAGTTTGGGCTTTTCTTTGTTGTCAATCTTAAAGTCTACAACACTGCACCGAGAGTGCAGCGGTTCGATAATTCTATTCTTGAAATTACAAGTAAGAATGAATCCACAGTTGTTTGAGAACTCTTCCATAAAGTTTCGAAGAGCTGGCTGTGTAGAGTTAGGATTTAGGTAATCTGCTTCATCAAGGATAACATATTTACGACCACCAGTTAATGAAACCGTTGAAGCGAACGTCGTAATATCATTACGAAGTGTATCAATATTACCGTTAAGCGACCCGTTAATAACAACGTAATCACAATCGAGCTCGTTGAGCATTGCTTTCGCAACAGTGGTTTTACCAACACCTGCTCGCCCCGTCAGCAATAGATTAGGAATGTTACCCTCGTTAACAAACTGTTGGAACACGGACTTCAACGACTGAGGAAGCACACAATCACTAACAGTCTTAGGTCTATACTTCTCTACCCACAGAAAATCATCACGAATCATTACAAACCTCACTTAGTAAATGTAGAGTTTTTACCGTTAATTGCAATCCAGTATTGGATATCATTTCCTTTGAAACATGAAATACCACCAACAGAAATTGTTACATCATAGTCACCAGGAACAAGTTTCAGATGTTCACCGGAGAACATCATTGTGAACTCGTGTTCCGTAGTTCCAACTTCAACCTCATACCTGTCATTGGTTGTTTTCTTTTCTCCATCCATAGCAACAAGTTTAATGATTTTACGATCCCCAACAACAGCCACTGTTGGAAGTTGGAGAACATGAAGAGCCTTCATCAATCCAACATAAACAGATTGTGTGACGCTAAACTTGATATCTTCACTTTTGAGTTTAATATCCTTATCAGGTGGTGCAACAATCATTGAAGGGTCTGTGTAGTAGAAGCTAATCGCTTGATTTCCATTAATCATCTTGAGGTGGTTAGTTTCAAACTCCACCTCAGGATCATCAAACAGAGACATTGTTCCTAAAAACTTCACGAGATTGTAGATTGCAAACTCTCTATCAAACGTCTCGTCAATTTTTGCCCGAGCAAGAATTTCCTTATTGGGAGAAACAGTGGATAACACGCTTCCCTTTCTTACAAGGATAGATTCATTAATCAGCGAAAAGTTTTTAAGAATCTGTAATGTTTTTGCACTTATTTTCATAATATAGATCTCCAATCAATGCAGGTTTGAACTTGGTGTAATGTCGAGCGAAGATTTCTTTTCAATTCTTTCTGTACTCGCTTTCATAAAATCAACCAAACCCTCTTGACCTAAAACAGTTTCATAACACTTCAACGATGAGCTGAACAACACACTAGCAATACATAGTAGGCTCATCGTATCAGTAACATTCTCAACAATCATTTCGTTAAGATCATCTTGAAACTGCTCGATGATTTGAGCAGCTTCCGGACTAACAATATCCTTTTTCATTATTTCTTACCAAGCTTTCCAGCATCTGCGGTTGCAGAAGCACCAATCGATGCAAGGTCAGCAAGACTACCACCAAACACATAAGAACCAACGTGCTGAAGCTTCATCCAAGGACAGAACCAAACCTTAAGACCAACCCTATCACAATTATAGCAGAACATATAGTCTTCTGACAAGTAGCGTTTTGATGCGTGCTTCTCGGCTTCAAGCATCTGCTTGACTTCATCTGCAGGAACTGTTTCACCAGCAGCAACGCGGTTCATAACACTCATAACCTGTTCGTAGGTGTAGCCACGCTCAATAATACAATCAAAGTAAGCCATAATTTCACGCGAACCGTCAAAAGCAGCAGTACGTACATGGTCCGGACGATACGACTGGTTTGGATAGTGCTTTTGATACACCTCAAAAG